TGGCTATTATTCGAGTACAAACGGTTGGCACGTTTATCCAAATACATCGACAAACTATGGTTCAATGAACCTACTTGGTAACCGTAATAACTATTATGGATTTGCAATGTCACAGGCATCCAATGACATTCACTGGATGTTTAGAAATACAGGCGGCGGTTATGGTGGTCTTTATTATGAAGATATTGGAAGATGGGCTTGGTTCTATCACCCAGATAATAACTGTTTGGGTATTGCTTCCTCAACAACATCCTCTACATATGAACTTTATGTTTCTGGCGATATTTATGCAACCGGTGACATTGTGGCCTTCTCTGATGAAAGACATAAAGAAAACATTATAACGATTGACAACGCCCTTGAAAAGGTGTTAAAATTACGTGGTGTTTATTATGATTGGAAATGGCATCCTGATACTAAAGAGCATAGACGCCATATGGGTCTTATCGCTCAAGAGGTCAATGAAGTTGTTCCAGAAGTTGTCACATATGATCCAGACAATGATCGCTATGGTGTATCCTACGATAAGTTGGTTGGTGTTCTAGTTGAGGCTACAAAGGATCAACAGGAATTGATAAATAGACAGGAACAAAAGCTTGAAGAGCAACAAAAAGAGATTGACATTTTGAAAGAAATGGTATATAAATTAATGGAGAATAAATAATGGCACTATTACTAGATTTTGAAGTACCCAATACTGGACTTACGGTACCTAATGCGTATCACATTATTTCCAAAGTTGATGTTGAAAAAAGAGTTCATGATATTAAGGACCCAGTTGACAACGGTAGACAGGATGGTTTGACAAATGGTGGTGAGCAAAGACCAGATAATGAAAGAGAGTGGAAGGCTGGTTATCTTGCTAAGGTAACCGTTACTATATATGTATCAAAAGAGGCAAGAGAAAACGGCTCTGAGCCCATTGGTTATCTTGGTTCTAATCCGACAGATGCTCCAATGGATTCTAATTTTGGTCAGCTTTGGAAAGGCTATGAGCCAACCTTTATGCTGGATACATCAGATGGAGCACCGTCTGAACTTATTCAGGCCTACAACTTTTTAAAATCGACACCGCATTTTGCAAATGCTGTTGAAGATTAATAAATAACTTATATTAAATATTAAACGGAGATAACTAATGGCTTTAACATATACTTGGAAGGTTACTGGTCTTAAAGTTCGTGACCAGGTAAATACCGATGGTGAAACATTACCTAATGCTGTTGTTCAGACTTATTGGGAATGTACAGGTGCTAACGAAGATGGTGTTGATGGTACTTTTAGTGGTGCTACACCATTTACAGCTGAATCTGTCCCAGCAGGATCTTTTACTGCATTTGAACAACTGACAGAAGAAAATGTTTTGACTTGGATTAAGAATCGTGTCAACAGCGACAGAACTTATAAACTACACATTGATGAGCAAATCGAAAGGCAAATTAATGACAAGGTAAATGTAGTTACAGAAGTTGTAAAAGGTTCTTTCCCTTGGTCTACTGCTGATGAAGAGGTAACTCCAATGCCTAATCCAGACGAAGATGATGGCACTTATACTGATCCAGAAGCAACACCATAACTAATAAGGTAGGATAGTAACATGAGTTATTCATGGAAAATTCTTAATCTTTCTACCAAAGACGAGATAAACGCTGATGGTGTTGTTCTTGAAAGTGCGGTTGTAAAGGTTAGGTGGCAAAAAACATTAACGACCGATGAAGGCATTAAGGTATCAACTATGGGTAACGATACCTTTTCCGCTGAAAATATTGCGGAAAGTGATTTTATTGCATTTGATGATCTTGTAGAAACCGATGTAATTGCATGGGTTGAAGCTTCACATTCTGAAAAAAGAACACAAGTAATCAATGACAGTTTGGCTAGAAAGGTAGCAGCAAGGGATATAACAGCTCGTTCCGTACCTTGGTAATTTGAAATATTCTACATTTTGAGGTTATTATGCATGATTTGAGATCGGGTGGTCTAGCCGCCTATGCCTTAAAGAGGGGTGGAAGCATTCACCCCATCACACTCCCTAAAGAAGTTTTAGGCACAGAAACAGGTATTATGAATCCTTCGATTTTTCAATACGGAGGAAAAATATATCTAAATGTTCGCCATATAAACTACATTCTTTACCACAGCGAGACAAAACAATTTCCCCATGCATGGGGTCCCTTGGTTTATATACACCCGGAGAACGATATATCGCTGTCTACACATAATGTAATGTGTGAATTGGATGAGAATATGAATGTTCTGTCCTCGCATCGTGTAAAAATGACACTTGACACTACACCCACATGGAATTTTGTTGGACTAGAGGATGCTCGATTATTTAATTGGGATGATCGAATGTTCCTTTGTGGGGTTCGCCGAGATTGCTACGATGATAAAGGCACCGGTCGAATGGAAATGTGTGAGATAGAACTTAAGGATGGAATATGGACCGAGGTTTCACGTAATCCCATTCCAGCACCAGGAGATGATTCCAGTTATTGTGAAAAGAACTGGATGCCAGTTTTAGATATGCCATGGCATTTTGTAAAATGGTGTAATCCCACACAAGTTATTCATTACGATATTGAAAATAGAGTTACGACCGATGCAGTTCTTGATGAGGAAAAGAAATATAATTTTCCCAGAGACATTCGAGGTGGCTCGCAGGTCATTCGGATTAATGAAAATCAAAGAATGGCCATTACACATGAAACAAATTTATGGCGAGATACATTTGGTAGAAAGGATGGAAATTATGCTCACCGTATAATCGTATGGGATAATGATTGGAATATTGTTTATTCGTCAAAAGAGTTCCATTTTATGGGAACCCATACCGATATTGTCTCTGGGCAAGAATATAATATTGAATTTGCAACTGGTATCACGTTTTTAGGTGGTGATATTCTAATTTCGTTTGGCTTGGTTGATAATGCTTCATATATACTTAGGATGCCACGACAGGTGTTTTTTGACTTTATGACTAAAGGATAGATAATGTTACAAGAATTGTTGAATGATGTAGTACTTGATACCCATAATACACAAAAGATGTATTTACTGGCAAAAGAATATGATCGCCTTGAACAAGGTGCCGCGGCAGCCACATTCTATCTTAGAGCAGCTGATTATGAATATGAGGATAAAGAGCTTCAATATAAAGCTTTAATTCAATTAGGTAAAATTTATCATAGAGCAAAAGGCAGATGGCAAAGCGCAAAGTGTATTTTGGAAAATGCTATTAGTGTTTTACCGAATCGACCAGAGGCATATTATTTTCTAGCAAAATGGCACCAAGAAAGAGACGAATGGCGGCCTTCGTTGATGTATACAAATATTGGGTTATCTTTATCAGACGGAGAAGATCTTGACATTGAATACCCCGGCATGGATTCAATTAGATATTTAAATGCTCTTGCTGTTTGGAAAGACAATGGCTTGGATGATGGTAAAAATTTATTATTTGATTTAAAATATAATTCCGATATACAGGATGAGGATTTAAAAACAAAAGTTATCAGTACATTGAATACAGTAGGTTACCCAAGTTCATTAAAATACACTCGTGAAAGAAAAGATCAATATAAATTTCCATTCCGTGGTCTCGGTAAAATTACAAAAAATTATGCTCGACATTTTCAGGATATGTTTGTTCTTTCTGTATTGGATGGAAAGGAAAGAGGATCGTTTGTAGAGGTAGGGTCTGGCGAGCCATTTACCTGGAATAATACAGCACTGCTAGAAGAATTATTTGGATGGAAAGGCATTTCCATTGACATTAATGAAAAAATGTGTTATAAACATGCACAGAAAAGAAATTCAACTATAATTAATGGTAAGGCTGAAGAAATTGATTATATGTCTTTATTTAAAACTCATTGTATGGAAGAACACATTGATTTTCTCAGAATTAATTGTGAAGGATCATCATTAGATGTTCTAAAAAAGATTCCTTTTAATCAATATGAATTTTCTGTTATTCAGTTTCAGCATAACAATTGTTGGTGGGGCGATCAATTTAAAATTGAATCCAGAGAACATTTGGAAAATATAGGATATATTTTATGTGCCAATGATATTGCGATAGATCACCAACAATCATATGAGGATTGGTGGGTACATCCTAACCATTATAAACGGCAAATGAAAACAAGTAAAGGCATTAATTTTATTTGGGAGTATATGATGCACGAGGTAAAAAATTGAGATTAGTTAAAACAGTAGTTATTGCAACCGGTGGTTTTGATCCAGTACACAGTGGTCATATTTACTACTTAAATCATGCTAGTCTATTGGGTGATTATTTGGTTGTAGGTGTTAATTCGGATGAATGGTTGACTCGTAAAAAAGGTCGGCCATTTATGCCATTGGAAGAACGAGTTAATATTATCAGTCATCTTGAAATGGTGGATAAGGTTATTACATTTAATGACGATGATGATTCAGCCATTGGTGCCATTGAAAAAGTAAAAGCAATGGTAAAAGAAAAATGGAAAAATGCTGAAGTACGAATTGTTTTTGCAAATGGCGGCGATCGTACAAAAGATAATATACCAGAAATGATTTTTAGCGAAACAGTTGAATTTGCATTTGGCGTTGGCGGTTCTAATAAAGCAAACAGCTCTAGTTGGATTCTTAAAAACTGGGATAAACCAGAAACAAAACGACTGTGGGGTAAATACAGAGACCTTGATGAGAATGGACATTGGAAGGTAAAGGAATTATCCATTGACATTGAAAAATCATTAAGCGATCAGCGACATTTTAAACGATCTGAACACTGGCATATTGTCGATGGCGAACTAGAAATGGTACTTGAATTTCCAAATGGTTATGAAACCAAAAAGATTTATAAAACCGGTGACAGCATTGATATACCCAAAAAAACCTGGCATAAAGCTACTAATGTAGGTGATAAACCAGTAAAGGTTATTGAGGTTTGGATGGGCCAAGTTTTATCTGAGGATGACATTGAACGTCGGGTATAAATAGACATGTAAAGTAGTTTATAGCATCCCGGAGACAAACATGGCCCTTAAAGTAGGTGGCAATCAAAAGTTTTTAAGTACTGCTAACGGAAAGCCTGCATTATATGGATCCGGTGGTGGCGTTGCCGAAGATTTATTGGACAAATACTCATTAAATTTTACTGACGAAGTTACTGCAGAAGGGTATAGTTTTACCCCTGAATATCTATATGCACCACCATCCCCTAATGGTAACGGATTTATTGGCCAAGGAGGTATAGCAACTGGGCACGGATTGATTGCGGTCGGTACGGATACGAAAAGAGTTCATATGTACGATGCCGAAGCAGCTGTAGAAAGCCAAGAAAATCCTGACGCATTACTTTATACCATAGATAAATCAGGCGATTCCAACATTACAGTAGAGTTTGGTACCCGAGGTGGTTTTGTAAATCAGGGAATTATAATTGCTGAAGGGCAAATTATTGTTGCTGATCCCAATTGGCCTCAATCGGGGGCTGACAATGGCAGAATATTTGTTTTCAATCTTGATGGAACAGATAAATTTCAAATTGCAGCAAGAAATACAAGCAATAATAACGGCAATATTTATTTTGGTAGAGTAATAGCAGCTGGTTGTGGAAAAATTGTTATAGCCCCAGAATCCCCTTATGATAGATTCTATATCTATGAGAAGGATGGTACGTTTGTAAAAGAAGTTACCATGCCATTAGATCCCGCTGATAATGATAATTTTTCTACAAGATTTGGGCATATAGAGATTGGAGATAATATGATCTTAGTAAGTTCATATCAATCTCCAGGCGGAAATAATAATTCTAATGGTGGGGCGTGGATATATGATCTTGATGGTAATTTATTAAAGTCGTTGCCTTGCCCTGATAATGATGTGGCTGGCGATCTATACGGTTTTTCTTGTGCAATAGGTGAAGGTGTTATAGCAATAGTTGCAAGGGATGCAACAAATACTTTGGAAGCACTTGAAACTGGTAGTGGATATCAGGGTAGAATATATCTATTTGATTATCACGGAAACCATTTTAAAACATTAAAACATTTTAATAGAGCCGGTGACATTGGTTCAGACGGGTTTAGAGCTGTTTTTATTGATGGCGGAAGAATATATGCCACCGATTCTGGGGTTGAGTTGGATGGTGACCTAGGTGTTCCTATTGCTGGTTTTGAATTTCCTCTTTACCTGGGTGGGATTGCAGTGTGGGATTTAGAGGGAGGCTCAATTGGCTATATAAGACCAGATGATTATAGTAACAACGAATTTAGCCGATCTTCATCTATTAAAGATGGTTTTGCGGCAATGCAAGGAAATTATGTTAATATGTCGCCTACAGGCGCTCTTGCAGTTAAAGTAAAAAATGTTGCTACTCCAACTGGATTGCGTAAATCAATTTTAGGGAATTTTTAAATGAGCGTTTATGTCGAAAATAATAACCCCAGTGGTATAGTATATGACAATAAAACCACATCACAAATGGATGGTGAAGGTCCTGGAGAATATATTAATAGTGGATCTTCAGTTTTATCCACCTTATATGAAATAACACCAGAAGCTCAGTGGGTTGATTGGAATCCATCTACAAACGAATTTGGTAAGGTCAGCTCAGTTGGTGCTGGTGCTGGTTGTCTTGTTATTGGGAATCCAGATGATGTGACGTCTGGACAGGCATGGATTACAAATTACGATGGGACTTGGTGGGATAGAGTTGTTCCTTCATTATATACAGGACAGTCTGGAAAATTTGGCACACATATCGAATTGGCCAAAAACAAAATTTTTATTGGGCAACCTGAATCAAATCATAATTCTTATACTAATGCAGGGTCGATCGAAATACTTGATTATAGAGGAAATTATGTCAGATCAGTAACGAATATACCAACATATAGAAGAAATGATACATATCTTGGTGCAAAAGGAAGTTTTGCGATTGGAGATAATATAGTATTTGCTGGCTCTCCGGCAACAAAATTATATAATGCAGGAGATCCAGTAGACGGACTGGTAGTAGAAAGATTTAATCCAGATATCGGTGGTGTATATGCGACATCGCTATTGGCTCCATATATTAATCTTACGGATTGGTGGACAGATCAAATTGGAAATACATTTCAGGATCCTCAAACAAGTTCGTTTGGCCAATCGGTTGCATATGGTTCTGGTAGATTTTTTATTGGCGATGAACTTATGACATATTATGTGGCAAACCAAGGACTTTCTAACGAAGATTGGAAAGTCACTGGTGGTTTGGCGGCATGGTCACCTGATGGCTATTGGATGAGAAATTATTATTATCCCGGACCTGAACTTTCCGGTGAGGGTTATCCAGAAAATTCTGGGAGAATAATTAGAGTAGGATCAGGATATGTAGGTACCACTTTGAACGGAACCTCTGGTGCTCAGTGGCACCAACCTGTTTTAAGACCTGGTGGGATTATTTACTGGGAAATTGAAACTGGTAAATTATTCGGACCACTTAAAATGCCAAATCCATTATCAAACGGTGGCGCATTTGGAACAGAAGGACCTACTAGACGAAGTGGAGACTTTGATATAGGTTGTGGGTTTATTGTGGGTACTGCTAATGCAGCTCATTCCACTAATGGTACTGCAAGTGTTGTAATTTGGGAACTTGGTTCTCAATCTATTGTAGAGCAGTTTAATATCCACCCTACAAAAAATAATCAAGAACATTTTGTCGAACAAGTTAAAATAGCCGATGGTTATGTATTCATAAGTGGTGAAATTGATGGGCAAGGTGGATTTGTTTATAGATACAGATTACCACAGACTGTAGGATCTACTGTTGAATCACTACTAAG